CGGGTATTGACTTAGGTAAAGGCGTTTATAATATCGCTAAAGAGTTTGCTAAGCCTCTTACCACTACTGGTCAGAAAGCTATTCTACAAGAAAGACTCCAAGAACTTGCCAGCAAAGAACCTGAGAAGATTATTGCGGCATTACGCAACGCTCCTGAAACTATTCCCGGCTCTAAGCTGCCTATCAAAACAACAGCCGCTGAAGCAATTGCTGATATTCCAGCAGCCACCGGACTAGCTGCCTATCAAAAGGCATTAGAAACCTTACCCCAAAAAGGAATCTCTGCTGATTTTGCTGTACGGGATGTGGCACAGCAAACAGCAAGACAGCAAGTATTACAGAAAACGGGCGGTACGGAAGAAGACATTTTAGAGGCTATTGCAAATAGAACTCGTGTAACCGAGCCACTACGAGAAGACGCACTTACACAAGCAAACATCGCAGGACAGGTTGCTCCTAGATTAGAACAGCAGATTTCTGAGAAGTTTAAAAGCAAAGCTAGTGCATTACAGGTAGGCGGTAAACTTGAAACCGAAGCGATGCAACAACAGAAACTGTCACGAGAGTTTTTTCCTGTTCCGGGCTACCCTAGAGTTTCACCCGAGTATAGTCAGAATTACAATAGGATTGTAGAAAATTTACAAGGCTCAACGCTGTCAAAAAACATCGCAGCACAGCGCCAAGCAGAATCAGAATTTAAAAAGTTTCAGTTACAAAGTTTAGCTGACGAAGGCTTTTATCCTTTACGAGTTCAGCCTATTATTTCTAATATTGATACTATTTTAAACAAACCCGGTGAACGGGCTTCTGATGTAGTGACCAATGTATTTAGTTCTCTCAAGGAAAAGCTAACTCGTCTAACAGACCCCACTACTGGAATTATTGATTCAAGAGATTTATATACAATTCGTAAAGAAATTGGCAATGACATTAAGAAGTTTTCACAAGAATCTCAAAACTGGGATGCTAAACTAACTAGTGGCTTAGAAAAGAATGTTAAAAGCTACATTGACAATGCTATTGAAAAAGCAGGGAACAGTGGCGACTGGCAGAAATACTTAGATACTTTCCAAAAAGAGTCTACTAAAATTAATCAAATGCAAATTGGACAGGCACTGGAAAAGCAATTAGGAACTCCTTTAGGAAACAAAGAGAGAGCCGCACAGTTTGCTGCTGCTGTTGAAAATGGCGCTTCTATTATTAAACGGTCAACAGGACAGAATAGATTCCAGAAACTAAGCGAAGTATTAACACCACAACAAATCAGCGATATTAATAAAGTGTTAGTAGATGTACAGCGTAAAGCTAAATCAGAAGAATTAGCAAGTATGTCTAAGGTTGCCGGACAACAAGCATATGAATTACCGCAATTGCTTAACCGCTATGCTACGATTACCAATACTGTTTTAAAGTTACTTAAGAAAGATGTAACTGACGACATTAATCGCTACGCTGCAGATATGTTATTAGACCCTCCTAAACTCGCTGCTTTTATTGAAGGAATTCCAACAAACAAAATGCAAAGTATTATTACAGCATTTATGTCTCGTTTGACTCCTGAAACTAGAGATGCTTTTAGCAGAGCTATTATTATCCGTCCTGCGGTTGTACAAAGCCAACAATAATTAAGAATATGATATATGTCCGACCCATTTGGAATTATAAATGGTGCTAAAACTGTTACCAAGACTCTTAACGAGTCTGTAAAGGCATCAGAAGAACTATCTAAAGCAATTGATGGTGTCCTAGCCGTTGCTGATAAAACAGCAAAAGAAAGAGCTGACTCAAGAAAGAAGTCAAGGGTTGTTAATCCTGACACCACTACCATCATTGATGCGGTAGATGAGTTTCAAAGGATGATGTTAGCCAAGGAGTCCGAAGAAAAGATAAAGCACGAAATATCTAAGAAATATGGCGAAAAAGCGTGGGATGAAATACAAGGAATTAAAGCTAGAAAGAAGTGGGAAGAACGGCAAGATAAATACTTAGAACAGCACGATAGAAGAATAATTAAAAGCGTTATGGCATTGTGTTATATATTTGCAGCATGGATTGCTTACGAATGTACTTGGGGAATGTGGAGATAATATGTTACCATTAATGGCACTATTTGATGTTGGAATGAAAGTCTTAGATAAGTTTATTCCTGATCCAGAAGCTAAGGCTAAGGCTCAGAAAGAGTTGCTACAGATGCAACAAGAAGGTAAGTTAGCGGAGTTAAACGCTGATATGAATGAGCAGAACAATATCTCTGATCGTTGGAAAGCTGACCTTGCTAGTGATTCTTGGTTGTCTAAGAATATACGACCTATGTCTTTAGTAGCTATCTTTGTAGGATACTTCTTATTTGCCATGATGTCAGCATTTGGCTACGATGCTAAGGAATCGTATGTCAATCTACTAGGTCAATGGGGTATGCTTATTATGAGTGCATACTTTGGTGGTCGTACTCTAGAGAAGATTATGGATATGAAAGCGAAGAAAGATGAACCTAAGCAATAACTTTACCTTAGAAGAGTTAACTCACTCTGAAGTAGCAGAGCGTAAGAACCTAGATAATACCCCTAACGCTAGTGAGGTTGCTAATCTAACTCGATTGGCAGCCTTGCTTGAGCAGGTTAGGTCTTTACTAGGCAAGCCGATTATGATTAATTCAGGCTTTCGCTCTAAACCAGTCAATGACTCTGTCGGTAGCAAGGACACTAGCCAGCATAGGCTAGGTTGTGCTGCTGATATCAGAGTCCTCGGAATGACCCCTAAACAGGTCGTAGAGGCGTGCTTGGCTTCGGATATACCCTTTGACCAAATCATCGAAGAATTCGGCTCTTGGACGCATATAAGCGTTCCTAACGGTGCTTCTGACAAGCCTCGTAGACAAGCCTTAATTATTGATAAAGCTGGTACTAGGAATTTTGTGTAACATAATGTCGGTACTTATTAATATCTACCTACAATTTGTAACAAAATTGCCCTATCGGTAACTTTTTCTTAAATCTGCATACTTTTTAAGCAAATATTCCCGATTGGGAAACTTAAAAAACCCCGCCGAAGCGGGGCTGTTTAGTCGTCGTGAGGAGTACTAAATAGGATTCTAATAACCCCTAGATCAATGACGAAATGAGACTCGTCATCAAAACTAGGAACATACTCAAACCCTATACAGAACCCAGTAATAAAGTGTAGGTTTATTATCATTTGACTGGGCAAGCTCCGCTGGCACACTCGTCGCCACCATCAAAACTAGCTTCATCAACGTGTGTAATTAATCGTGTAGAAGCCACAAGTGCATCATACTGCTCTTTCGTGATTTCCTCCAAAGGCGCTTGGTGAAAGCCGTGTTCATTGTGTAGCAAGAATGACAAGGACTTGTGATTGTTCTTGTAGTTCTTTGCTAGATACTTCTGAATCTCAGGCAATTCTTCCTTACGATAGTACACAGTACAGGATACGCTATTGTCTGACCAGTTAGCCTGTAGCCATTTCACTAACTCTAATTGATCAATAGCGGTCATCTCAGCAGCAATCTTTGTACCTTCAGGATAAGCGAATGGGAATGATACAACCATTGTGCTGTGATCCTCAGAACCATCGAAGTTACGCTGATACTCAACAGGATATCCATGCTCACGACATACTTGCACCAACGCATGATCTGCAGCGATACGAATACGACGGATCATGTGACGAGAATATGCTGGATGACATCCTGAAGTAACACCCGGAAGCAGAGACAAAGTCCCACTTGGTTTTACAGTGGTGAGCTTAATCGATTCAGGGAAGCCATGCTCATGACTGTACTTAAAGTCAAACTCACGAAGTCGGCGATAGGTATCATTTAACCAGCTACGTTGCTCTTCTGTTGCCTGTAGCACACCTGTAACGCCAATACCCATTCTCATGTTCTTATGCACGATGTCTTCTGTTTCTTTCAGGTGACAAGGCAGTGCAAGACTATGCTTGTTGATGCGGTACAGCAATTGGCAAACATCTAATAACTGTTCTTTGCTCTCAATGTTAGGAAGATATACTTCTGCTAAACAACAAGTTTCATAAGCAGCCAAAGACTGTTCAGCGCATGGATTATAACCCATAACATCAGGATCAGGATAATCAGTCTCACCAAGACGACCAATCTTACGGGAAAGTTTAAGATTGATAAGACCGTAGGGTTCTCCTTTACCTTCGTATCCGTCCCAGAAGTATTCGTGTAAGTCCTTAGTATCGCTGCAAACAACAGAATTATTAGACATAGCTCTCCAAGAAGGAATATTCCCCATGTCCCAGCGCTTAGCAAGTAGATACTCAACATCGTCAGGGTCTCCTATAGCAATCTGTGCAGAACGGCGTACATTACCAGCAACGACAATAGCACCGATAATGTTCATGATGTCAAGGCAGTCAACAGGACGTAGCTTCTTACCTTTACGCTTCTCAAGGATGTTACTAATCTTAACGATACCATCACACAAGTCCTCGGGACCTGAAGCAGTACCGCCAAAGCCCTTAATAGGCGCTCCACGACCACGCACAAGGATAGTGCTATAGGTAAACGTAGGATAGGTGTCGGCTAAGAACGCCGCTTTGAGCGTCTTACCCAATAGCTTGACCCACCCTTCACGGGAATCAGGCACGATAAAATCAGCGTCAGCGGTAGTAACACGAGTAGGAGCGCTAAAGTTAGCGTTGACCGGAGGAAGTTTATCAACATATTGCCTCTGAATGTTGTAGCCAACACCTGAGCCAAGCATCAGCAAGTCCATCGCCCATGTGAAAGGACGGACGGGTTGATCAATAACGGTAAATGCACAGTTCTGTAAACTAGCCAATCCTAGCCGATCAACTGTCTCTGTCCCCATTTGCCATAGGAAACGTCCAGCAACAGTGCCTTTCAATTCCAATAAGTACTTCCGTAGACGCTCTTGCTCGTCAGCGTCAAAGCCACAGCTTAGCTGATCGTTAGCAGCTTTAATAACCCGTTCAACGGTGTCGGTAAACTCTTCTGTTTTTGATTTTGGATCTGTTTCACTTAATCTCCTTGCGTAGGTTCTTTTGTATGTAATATATCCGACTGTGCTAAATGGGGTGTTATAGGTCATTCTACTTCTTTCTCAAGTTTGTCAAAGTTGTCTTCAATTAAATCAATAAATCTCTCAACGAGATCCTCCGATGATATCTCCAGAAGCTCTAACAAATCAATCTCATTTATTTGCTTTAGTCTGTCTTTTAGATCGTGTATTGTTAATGCCATCTTTCTTTACTTTCGTTGGTTGTTGAAAATGCGTTAGGGCTTTCTCAAGTCCTTCCGTCCAAGTATCATACCAAATAGTCTTCATGCTGTCGTACCAGTATGTTGTGTCTCCTTTTGGGAACCACCTCCAGCACGCTGAACCTTCTTGTCCTATTAGGTTTGCTACAGGGACACCGACAGAGCCAGCACAGTGAGCTATTGCTGAGTCCACTGAGATAACTCCATCGAGTGTTTGAATTTGATCAGCAGTATCGCTCCAATGCTTTGATGTAATAAAGCCATCATCTTGCTGTAACGATACCCAATCAAACTCTGGGTGCTGCTTAATGAAGTTTAGCATAAGCTCTTTAGGCATCTGCTTAGCTTTCATATTCCAGCTATTGTTTAAGGTTGTATAACAATAACCCAATAAGGGTTTCTGTCGTACTGGCTTAACAATCTTAGGATTACGAAACATACCTTCACTGCCGTATATCTTCTGTACTGGTTCAGCAGGTATTACATTGTGTTCCATTAAGAAGTACGGCAACGACATTACCTTAATCTTTACTGCGTTGGGAAAAGATTCCCCTGCGGTGTATAAACCGTTATGATTAGGTAGTCTGTTAAATAGCCGAATTACAGGATCAGGGAATAACAACTTCACTGATTGTAGTCCAGCTTGTTTGAGCAGAGGAATGAAACGACTGAATTGAATAATGTCGCCCCATCCTGCTTCAGACCACACGATAGCATTTTTACCTTTGCACCAATTTCCGGGAACCCAAACAGGAGTCTTTGAGAAGTCTGTTTTAATCCCTTGTTTGATTCTTAAATCTGGTAACGAACGCAACTCATGTAAATAAAAGCCGTATTCCCAATCACCTTGTTTTATCAAATCCATCCCATGTTGATAAGCAGGATTGGCGGCTTGCTGGTCTTTAATGCCGTAGAAATTAATACGGCGATTCTTGTTTAAGTGTATCATGAATAGTACTTTTTGTCAATACTTTCGTAGTTCGCAATAAGAAATTCTATGTAATGTTTAGCCTTTTCAAGGTCTTCCACGCCATTCTTGTATGGAAAGCGAAGTAAGTACTTAATAACATTAGCACTCCAAGGATCTAGCCCGTAAGCCAGCATAACGTCCCAAGGCTGGATTTCTGCGACTTGGTAATGGCTACCCCCAACCTGCTTATGATCGGGGCTTACAGACTCGTTTATGCAGTCTATATAGTCTTTTAATTGCATTGCTTTATCCCCACAGAAGATTTTACCGCTTTTGTAGACTGCGACCAAGTGCCACAAGCAAGGCACTGATAGCGTTGATAGGTTCCGGTACTAGAGATCGAAGTGCCTCGTTTCTGCAGACGAGTCGAAGCACAATTAGGGCAAACATGATCATCAGCAAAGAGATTGTGATTAGGATGATTGCGGATCCAAGGACGCAAAGAGTTATACAACGACTCAAGTAAAACGACATCTTGTATATTATATTGCTCCATACGCTTCCACGCATCTTTATCTCCATTCATACATTTAACCCAAAGCTCATGTCCTTCGTGTTCGTGTTTCTTACCTAATCCTAAACGCTGTGCTACATAGTCCAACTTGTTACTAGGAAACCTAAAGTTGCTACGAACAACACGCAATAGGTCAATTTGTTTATAAGGCGATGGTGGATTAAAAGTATGTAGTAAGAATTCTTTGTTAAGAGTAGGAATATCAAACTTAGTACCATTGTAATGAACCACAGCATCTGCATCATTGAGAAGTCCATGAATCCCTTTCAGCATTGCCTTCGGTTTAGATTGATGAACAGAGTCAAACACAATTTCTTTATCACCTAGCCACTTTGCTGCATAGCACAAGACATAAGAAGATTCCATTAATTGATTGATGCTGACGTTTTGCTGCCACAGACCCCAGACATGGGCTGTGTTAGGACTAGACTCAATATCAAGCAATAGGATTTTCATGCCCAATCCTGTTCTTTGTCCTGCTTATTGAAATCAAACTCAGGTTCCAAAAAGTCTTGCTGCAAGAACTCCGCCCAAGCCTCTTTAGATATCATGTGTGTGTCAGCACGATCATAAAAGGTTGTATTGTCGCCAATGAACTTAACACGATCCACAATGTTGTATCCGTACTGTGATGAGACAACATCCGCACACATTAACATAATCTCCATCCACTGAGGAACTTCGTCAAAGTTACGAGTACGAATGATGCAATCCTCATTATCCATAATCTCAATTTTTACGTGTAACATTTTTATTTCCTTTCTTAGGTTTAAACTGCTTTTCAAACTTGTCAATTGAATGACGCAACACCTGATTAAAACCAAACTCAATCATAAAGCAACGCTCCTCTTCGGTCATGTCTATCTGAAGTTCAGCGCCTCCGTCTTCACGCTCTTTCATCTCTAATACTTTCATCATTTCCTCCGTTAAATAGAACACCAGCCACAGGTTGAACTGTCATCAACTTTATCTGAGAATGACCCAGTTGCTAATAAATTACGAATATCTCTTGTTTGGTGTATTCTAATTAATTTATTAGTATTCGTTTTATCTGCTAAAAACCTATCTTCTAGTTTGACTAATTTTTTAATATGTTCCCTACCGACTGGGTCTTTAGCAGCCATTTCCCAATCTGCTTTTTTTGCCAATAAACAAGGGTAACAACCTACTCGGGCTGCTCCTTTACTATATAACTCATTAACTTGATGCCCACGCTTTTTTAATTCATCAAATACTTGTTCTTCAGTAAAAGATACAATCGGAAGCGAGACTTTAACATTTTTAAATTTCTTACCATATTTACCAGATAAGTCAGATAAAGCAAATACATCACTACCATTTAAATCACCATATTTACTAGCTCTGGCATTGCTTTCGTTTGCCCTCATTCCCATCCAAATTAAACAAGAATTCTCATCTAATAAATTATTAGCTACAAGCCATTTACCGAATGGAACTTGTTTAAGTTCTCCCGTGCACGATCTTGCTAAATTATTTGGAAAATACTTCTGTTTTTCAATTAAATCAAAAACATCTTTATATTTATCAGATTGTGTATATTCTATTTTAATACCATAGAATGTTTCCATCCATTCAAGATGTTGATATGTTAAGGGATGATCGTAACCAGTACTTTGATGCACAGTTCTAATCATTTCTTTTGGATGTGTTTCTAAAGCAATAGCAAGACATAGTTGAGAGTCTTTACCACCGCTTACGGGTACTATCAGTGTTTTATAATTCATACTTTTATTAACTCCTCGCTATTAAATCAAAGAATACTTCTGCATCTAAAACAACTAAAGGCTTCTTACCGTTTTGCTTGACAACAGCAACTGGTTCATGGTTGCCGTGTGTTTTTGCTTGTTCATAGTAATTGTAAACTGCTACTTTAGCAAGACTCTTACATTCAAACTGATACGGTATTGCATCTCTTGCCGCTGGACTTAGCTTGACATCTTCCCCGCCGGCTCCCACTGACGTGCTTACGAGGTCTCCTTGGCGTAGTTGCGGAAACCTTTTTT